GGGTTGTATTCACCTGCCGGCACAGCCCTCTGCAACTCCCCTCCAGGCGCAATCTTTTCAGCCAACGAAACAGCAACCATCTGCTTGATCGCCTGCAACTTAGTTTTATGTTTCCCCAACACTTCCCCATCATCCTTAACAGTGTCCCAACCCTCCGCTGTTTGCTTAATAAAATAAGGCACTATTCACCTGTTTCATAACTACCATCAGGGACTTGAGTAGGGTTCTGCAACTGCACTGTCGGCAAACCAGTATGAGCGATAACAGGCAAACCAAGTGCCTTCAAAACCTGTTCAGGAACAAAACCAACAGCAATCAACTTCTGTGCCATGTCAACCTTGTTTTCATCAGCAACCAAACCAGCAGCATTAATATCAATGTTAGTCAAAGGCACACGTGCAGTGTCACCATTCTCAATAGGTCGCATGTTCTCTTTACGTCTAACCTCATTGACAGTGAACACACCGTTAGACAACATTTTTGCGTAACCCTCAATCCTTGTCGCATAATCGCCACGCAACAATTCATCAGTGCTAAACGAAATAAACGCAGAGTCAGGCAACAATTGACTAAACGCATCCTCAAGTTTCGCCAACCAGGGTCGCAAAGTGTGGACAACAAAACTAATAGCGTTCTGTTCGTTTGAATTGTAGCTTTGCCCTCCACGCTCATTCAAACCAATCATGTTCACTGGCACACGATACGCTCTCGCAATATCCTCAACAGCCATACGCCTAGAGTCCAACATTTGTGCCTGATCATTAGCAACCATAGTTGGCTTGAATGTTGCCCCACCCGACAAAATACCGGTCTTATGTGCTTTACGGTAACCCTTATGCATTCTGTCAAAACTCTTAGCAAGGTTCTCAGCCTGTTCAGCAGTCAACGCACCAGGATACTCAATAACACCTGTTTGAGTTGTGCCTTGCCCAAAAAATCTTGCAGCAAACCCCTCCAACGAAATAGCCAAACCAATGTTCTCTTTGAGCGTGTCAATAGGTGATCTGCCTCGCAAATCACCAGGCATCAACATAGAGCCAACAATATGCAACACATCATCAGTATTGAGAGTCTTACCATCCTCACCGGTATAGTGAAACAGTTTTTGACCTGCCTTATTACGTTCCACCTTCACAGCCAACGGATTCAAAACCATCATGTTCAAAATCTCGCCTGAACCATCCCTAAACAACCTCACAAAAGCATTACCATCAATCAGCAAGCTAGTAATACACTGTTGCCAAAAAGCAATACTAGGGATCAACACGTCAGGCTTACTAACCCAACTAGGCTTAGGCCGATAAGGGTAAGCAATACCATCACGCCTAACATAAGTATCAACAGGCAAACTAGAGATCGTGTCACTAATCAAAGACACACAAGCCCAAACAGCGTTCACCTGCAAAGACGAGTTATAGTCAACAAACGCAGATGACTGAGTTTCATACGAAGTTATATCGCCTGCACCCCAAATAGACTGAAAACTTATAGCCCTATTCTCGCCACGCAAACTACCAAGCATTATTTATCGCTTCTCTCTAAAGCCAACCCAAACAACAAAACCCCAACACCAACACAAATCAAACCAGCCGGCAAAAAAATCAAACCAACAGCCACACTAATAACAGCTATACCTGTTGCCTGCAAAATCGTAGATAGCAAACCTAATCCTTAGAAAACAAAAAACTCTGGTGTAATGTCGTTATCTAGTTTACTTGTTGCTCGGTCATAAGCGATAACAAACGCCACAGCAGCATCAATACGCCGATTAGAAGCCCTAGACTCCTTCACAATACGGCCACCCAAATTATCAACCTTCAACTTACAGTTATCCAAATGCCTAGCCAACAAAGCATCCCCATCATGAGTCAAAGTGGCTTCAGTTACACTGTCATAAACTTTTTGGCAAGCACCAACCATACGCCTAGCCGAAGTAGAAGGATACTCAACCACCGGTAAACCCAAATCCATCAAAGCCTGCATAGTTCGCTGCCACCTAAAAGGGTCAAACGCAACCTCCCTAGTATTAGGATGCTTCTGGCAAAAATCAATGATCGCCTGCTCAACCTCCAAAGTATCAACACGCCAATCATCAGCATCAGTCGGCTGTTTTTCCCAAGCGCGAACCAACCAAACATGCGGCTTATCCTCCTTAGACTTAGGGACAGTAACAGCAACAATCGCAGTCGTATCACCATTAAACGAACCATCAACACCCAAAATTACGTCAGCCTTAGAGCTAACCCACTGATTACAACGCTTAGTGCGAAACTCGCTCTCAGGTGTGCGCTTCACAACACTCTCAAAATCCTCTTTACTGTTCAAATCCCCATAACCAGGATTAGCCAAAATCCAAGTCGCCTCATCACGATGATCAGCCTCAATAGGAGCTTCCCACCAACTAAAATAAAACGACTCATCCTCAACCTCACCCCTAGCAACCCTCTGCCCATACTGATACAACGAATAAGCCAAACTATCTTGACCAGTAGAGTCAGTTTTCACACCACAAGTAGTCACACCCAACATGATCGGTTGCCGCCTAGAAGCCATAGACAACTGCATCACATCCCACAACTCCCTATTCGGGAGTGCATGGCACTCATCCATTATTGTGACGCTACTATTCAACCCCTCCTTGCTGTAAGCCTCAGCACTCAACACACGCCAAATACTCCCTGTTGAAGGCACTTCAATTACATCGCGATAAATGTTACACATCGCAGCCAACTCAGGTTCACGCTCAATAATCTTGCGTGCATCACCAAACGTAATACGAGCCTGCTCCTTCTCAGCCGCACAACTATAAACCTCACCACCCTCATCACCATTAAACAAAAAATACAAACCCACCCCAGTCACCAAACTGCTCTTACCATTTTTACGTGCTAAGCCCCACAAACCAGTCCTCGTCTTAAGCAAACCATTCTCATCCAACGCCAAAGTTTCACGCAACAAATTCTCTTGCCAAGACCTCAACACAATAGGGTCACCAGCCTGACCAGCGATACTATCCTGGAGTATTCAAAGCCGGCGGCCAACTACTTACCTGACTGTTCACGCTCCACCTGCCTACGCTTCAAAGCCTCCATCTTACTTATCGCCTTCACCTCAGCAACACCCAACTTAGAGCGATCCGCAGGAGTAAAACCAAGCAAACTCAAGTTACTAATAATGCGACTATCAAGCTCACGCAAAGCCCTACGCTCCCTCCAATCATTGTCACGCATAACCCTAATACGCAAATTCCAACGCTCATCAATCAACTCACACGTCATAAGTAGCAACTCAACGTCAGTGTTAGGACTAATCCACTGCAACCCCTGACCCCAAACCCTCCTCCAAAACGCACTACCAGCCTCAAGCAAAGGCCTATGCGGATCAGGAATAGACACAACAGGATCAAACATCTGTATCTCACTTAGGCCTACCAGCAGGCATAACTACCCCTCAACAAGTTCCGCAGTCAACCCTGTAAGTTTCTCCCAACGAGCAATAATCACATCAACATAAGCAGGGGTTAGCTCCATCGTATAACAAACGCGCCCAGTTTGTTCAGCACTAATTAAAGTGCTGCCCGAACCACCAAAAGGCTCAACACATAAACCACCTTCAGGCAAGCTAGAACGCATAACCCTAGCCATAGCTTGCACAGGCTTAGGAGTAGCATGACCATAACGCTCCTCACCATGCACACGACCATAATCCCAAACCTCAGTCATGTTCTCATGCGTATTATCAAAAAAACTTCTAGTGTTATAAAACTCACGCTTCAACTCGTCATATTCACGGTTAAAACCGTCACCATTAGCGGCTTTACGCCAAGAATTATAAACTGCCGCAGTCGGCATACTCCACTGTGATTTATCAAACCAATGACAACCAGAATTAACTGAATGACCTGCAATTCGTTTTGTATCTTTAATTGACCAACCTAACTTATCTTTTTCTACATTTAGATAATCAATTATTGAATTCCAACCTTCCCAATAATTATCTGCATTATTGTTGAACCCTTGCTCTCCTAACATCAAAAACAAACAACGCTCAGTAGTAACTGCATAACTACGATGAGAATCAGCCCCGATACCCATGCCACCAGGTTTAGACCAAACTATTTCATTGCGAAAAGTAATACGCTCAAAATCTTTTAAACCACCAATAAACCAAAGCCGCCATAAGTCCTCTGGATTACCCCAAATATAGACTCCAGCATTATCCGCAACATGAGGCCTAAAAGTCTTAAACCAACTCATTTGAAACTCATCCAACTTAGAGGCATAAAGATTATCGTTCTGCACACCATCCTTTTCCTTACCCATACCATAAGGCGGATCAGCGTGAATCAAATCAGCAACATCCCCACGCATCAACTTAGCCACATCATCAGCATTAGTAGAATCTCCACACATGACCCGATGCCTACCCAACTGCCAAACCTGACCTAACTTAGCTTTAGCCTCATACAGTTCAGGTATCTCATCCTCAATAACAGGTTCAGGTTCAACAGTCGTTTCAAAACCACTTAGCTTTAGCCTCATACAGTTCAGGTATCTCATCCTCAATAACAGGTTCAGGTTCAACAGTCGTTTCAAAACCAATAGCCTCAACATCAAACTCAGCCAACTCAAGTTCCTTTAACTGTTCAGTCAAAACCTGGTCATCCCACTCAGCCAACTCAGCAGAACGATTATCAGCCAAAGCATAAGCCATCACCCTAGCCTCATCCCAATCATCAGGAACACGCGCAACCAGAATCTCCCGCCAACCCAACGACCTCGCAGCAACAAGCGTTCCATTACCAGCAACCACCGTGCTACCCCAAACAACAATAGGTTTCCTCTGCCCAAACTGCTTCAAACTCTCAGCAATAGCCCGCAAATTCTTATCATCATGCCTACGCGCATTCTTAGGATCAAGGGTCAAATCATCAATCAAAACAAGCTCAACATCCATGCCTCAAGCCTACGCCAAACAACCCCCAAAAACCCCCTAATTTCGCAGGCAT